TCTTGATAGTCGCGCAACATGATGGGTTGACCTTCTTGTTGGTGTCCTTTAGGCCAAACTTTTCCTAAATCTGCCCAGTAACTTTCTGTTACTGGCTCAAAGAAAATCTTGCTAGTTGTGCGCAAATCTTCTAGTTCGGCCACATCTATATCCATGGCACCCAGCACATTGAGACACCGCTCCAGTTGGCTTAGATAGCCATTACCACCCAAGCCAAACATACTAACCTTGCCGTCCCAGCGTCCCAATTTGTATGCTGGACGATATCGTGCAGTTGGATCCTCATACTTGAAAGTATTAGCTAATTTTTTACGAGCATCCAACGATAAGTTTTCAAACTTAATGTTGACCTCATCTTGAATAACTAACTTTACTGCCATTTAGGTAACACCTTATCAAACATAACTTCCTTTTCGGCCCATTCGATTATTAAATCACAACAGTTGGCATATGTTGAGGTTTTGCCGTGCCGTAACCCCATTTTTGTATCCAACGAGATAATGCTCATAGGGGTCCATGAATTCTTTAAGAAAAACTTTGGCAACTTTCCACTGCCAACAACTGCCACTTTAGTGTCATTGTTTAAATTACAATTGTATTGACGTTCTTTAATTTTTGTATTGAACTTGGTGCCAGTATCATCGTTGGGTAGTCTAAAATAAACACCGATACCGTCAAACACATTATTGGCATCTAGTGCTTCTATCAATGTGTTTAAGTTTGTATTATACTTGTCATTGATCTGATTGTCAAACACTATTAGTAACGGAAAGCGATGTAATTCTACTAAACTTCTTACCACCTCAATAAGAGAGTGTTGATTCTTATCAACCCATATTTTTGTTTGATGTCTATTTGCAAGGTATTCTACCAAGCATTCTCCTGGATTTTTTGCGGCGTCTGTTAGATATTGATACCGCATACTTCTATCATTTATAATGGATTGATTGATTGCAGTTGATAACCCCAGGTCTTCAGTAATGGCTTTTTGAAAGTTTTTATGCTCGATGTTTGTAATTAAAAATTGATTTCTAATTTCAGTTTCGTTCCAAGACTTTATAGTTTCGTAGTGAAGTTTTATGGTTTCATCTATATCAAATCCCAGTGGAGTTAATGCATCTACTAGTAGCACAATGTTTTTTTCAGTTAGCTCTGCCACGTAACTTTTACCGTTAGAAGCTTGATTAAGGTCATCTAATTTTTTATTTAGATCGCTCAGTACTTTACGGATTTCAGAAGAAAATGTAAAATCTATTCGTATGTATGGTTCTTGGTCTTCATTTTTCAAAACAATCAATTTACGAATGTGTTCTATCTTCCTAAAGGGTTTACTCCACGTAGGTTCCGCTATTGCTTGGTCGATTTCTGAAGTAAAATTCAGAAGTTTTTTAGAATTTTCTCGCAATATTTTTAAAATTAACCCTGCTTGATTTTCAGTTATAAACACATGACCCGAGATTGAAGATCCAAGACTGCGCAACACTCTGCTATCTCGAGAAGCAATTTGCTCTTCAATAGTTGGAGAATTGTGATTTACAATTGTAAGTAATAGATTATCTATAGTTGTCATGTAAGTAAGTATATACTAATTCTTTCAAAGAATCAACCTCTTAGAAAAAAATAGGCCTAATATTATTTAAGGCCTATTGAGGTAAGATTGAGCGAATTAATTACAATGATGCATCTTCCATACCAGCAACACGCAACTTTACGATGTTTGTAATCTGCCACTGTTTTTGGTCAAGTGCCTTGATAATAGCAAGCCATTTGTTGCGTAGCAAAGCAAATTCGTTGATAATTTTTTCCATATCAACCACATCTGCTTCGCCTTCAACATAGCGTTCACAGTCTCTAGACGAAAGTGCTCTTTGATAATTTTCAAGATACTTCCGAAAGAAACCGCTTTTAAGTCTGCGCAATTCAATGTTGAGATATTCTAATATTGCTTCGATTTCTTGCAGTTGATTGAATCTGTGTTCAACCACGCCTGGCATACTTGCCGAAGCTCGTTCAATATTCCCAGTCAGTCGACATTCTTTGCGAGCGTCAATTAATTCGTTCTCAAAGAATGCAACTGCATCGGGAATGTTGCCAATGTCTTTGGCAATATCAGTATACCAACCCATTAGAAGTCCAGTTCTTGAACATCATCTTCTTCTTCATCGTCATTGAGATAATATGCAATAGCTTGGTCTAAAATCTCATCAACACCTGTAGCATCTTTGAATACCCGATCGCTGACTCCAAAATCTGCAAGCAAATCAACGTATCGCTCTGCCACAGTTTCTAATTGTTTCTTATCAATGTATTCGACGAACATGAGCCATACGTCACCAATTTGTGTTTCACTCAACATTTTCTTCTGTCTCCTCAGGAATGGTTTTTGTTGTTTCGGATTTGATATGGAATTTTGCCATTATCATATCTAATTTATCATCTTTCCATTCTTTTCGGTAGAATTTGAATTCTTCGCCTGTCTCTGGATCAACCCACTTGAGTCTGTTGCCTTCTTGTTTCAACAAGCCGGCTTTCTCGCACATATCAACCATACCGCTATAGGGATTCATACCTGTTTCATATGGAATTTTAATTTGTACAGTTTCAAAAGGCTTGCTGTAACGAGTCTTCATGATTTTGCAACTTGCACGAATACCCATCACATCTGTTACCTTGTTGCCGTCTTCATCCTCTTTGAGTTTGAGTTTTTTCATAGCAACAACAATTGAACTTGCGTAAACAAAACCTTGACCACCACTAATTTTGTCATCTGGATCAAACATGTCTTGACTTGCGTATGTGTGATTTGTACAAACCATACCCACATTGTAACTGCCAAACATGTTCACACAGTTACGAACAAGACTTGTAAGTGCTTTAGGTTTACGGCCCATGTCTCCCTTCATGTCACCAGCTTGGAACTGGTTAATGTCAGTAGGGGTAAGCAACATACCCAATGAGTCTATGACAAATAAGACTTTGGGACGTTCTGTCATTTCTTTGTACTCTTTCATAAACTCGTGGATGGTTTTAGCCACATCATCGATCATGGCCATGTTGAGTTTAAGAAGTTTTTCTTCGCTGGTGTCCACACCAAGTGCATGTAGCCATGTTTCGTCTAGCGCATTTTCTGTGTCGATCAAGATCACATAGATACCCTGAGCCTGTGCATTGCGCACTAGATTGCCTGAACAGATAAATGATTTGCCTGCACCGCTTTCACCGGCAAACACAGTGACCTTACCAAGTGGAATACCTTTGTTAAAATCGCCGCTGATCAAATAGTTAAGCGTGTAGTTGCCTGTGCTGACCCAATCTGTTGGATCATTGAACCCTACGCCTAGTCCGTCAATTGACTTGGTCAAGGTCTTTCTAAATTTCGATAAATCGAACGCTTTTGTAGCCATGATTATTGATCCGATGGTAATGTATTCCACTCTTTAATCAGAGCGAGTACTTCTTCTTCTGAGTTGCAAAGAGTCTTGGTTGTTTTCCATTCTTCTTTTTTGTCTCGTCCGCCAATCTCAACCATCCAACCGTTGTCATAACGATTGATGCTGATGTTTTCATTTACTTTTGCTAATTTTGCTAATTTACTCATAATTATTCTCCTAAATAAGATAACCTGGGCGTACAACTAGGTTGCAGAGGCCCAAGCCGTTTACGCTTTTTGACGATTGCGAATCATTGCCAAGATGTCTTGGGCACGTGAATCACCGCCTGCACTTGCCTCAGCTTTTGGTGCTGGAGTAGGAGCAGATTTTGCAACTGGTGCATCTTCTTCGTCATCATGTGCTACTGGAGCACTTGCTTTAGGAGTGGCTGGCTTCTGTGGATCGCCAGTGTTCTGGCCCATGCCAGCTGGTTTGAAATACTGACCCCAACGTTCCATGTCATATGGTTCGCCGTCTACTGAAGCTTCAAACATTTCTTTCATAACTTTCAATTCAACTTCGCTTGGCTTCTTGGGCAAGAAGTCATTCAAGTTAAACAAGCCATGTTGCTTGATAGCCGCTTGTTCCACATCGCTCAATGGACGCTCACGACGTGCCCAACTTGAAGTTGAGTAGTCAGCATAGCCGCCTTTTGAACCTTTCTTCATGCGATAGTCCAAGCCATGCACAAAATCAGTTGGCAAATCTTCCAGTTCTGGATCAACCAGTGCCGCACGGATTGATGTGAAAATCTGTGGGCCGATAATGAAACGGCGGATTGGATTTTCTGGTTGCTCTTCATTCTTTTCGCCCAGTCCGTCTTCAACAACGAAACCTTGGAAAATGTATGAACGTTTCTTCCAGTACTTGCGACCCATGTCTTCTAATGCTGGATCCTTGAACCAAGGACGCACTTCTGAAAGAATTGGGCATGTGTCACCATACATTTCTACGCATGGGACTTGTACTGTGATTTGTTTGCTTTCTGATTCGCCTTTGATGCCTGCAAAGGGAAGTTTGATCATTGCACGTTCAACCCAGAAAAATGTGTTATCTGTGTTGCCGTCTGGTAGGAATCGCATAACGGACTCGCTACCCTCTTTCAAATTCCAGAACGGATAAATTGACTTATCTCCGCCTGTGCGTTCTCCAGAACCTTTTTGTTCTGATTGCTTTAGTTTTGCTCTAATTTCTGCCAAAGTTGCCATAATAGTTTCTCCTGTATTAGCCTTTGTGTTTGCATTTCTGCTGGTTTTGCCTATATGTTTTATACATCATGCATAAAACAAAAAGTGCATATAAGTTATTATACGCACTTTTATTTAGTAAAGCAAGAGAAATCTTGCTGGAAATATGAGTATTTTACTCGATTATCTATGATGGACCAAAGTCAATATTCTGCTTAATTCTTCGTTTTGGAAGCCAACTGACTCCTGAGCACTGATCGGTTGTCCA